CGATGCCATCGATGCCGCCTATGCCGCCGATGCCGCCTATGCCGCCTATGCCGCCGTCCGTGCCGCCGCCCGTGCCGCCGATGCCGCCGCCGATGCCGCCGATGCCATCGATGCCGCCGCCTATGCCGCCGATGCCGCCTCTGCCGCCGCCCGTGCCGCCGATGCCATCGATGCCGCCTATGCCGCCGATGCCGCCTATGCCGCCTATGCCGCCCGAGCCGATAAAACATTAGACAAAATAGAAGCGTGGATACGGGAACGGATAAAGACATTGGAGGAGGTGAAGGGATGACAAGAGAAGAAATTTCCAAAGTAGTTAGGGAATATATTGAACAATATAAATTTGGAGCAATGTATCGAGAAGAGTTGCGATTAGAAATCGACAAATATGAAAAACTTATATCGGATTCGTTTAATAAAAACATCTACATGCTGATTTATAAGCGTGAATATGGAGCCTATCGCGATTTCGTTGAAACCGTTGCTAAAGCATTAAGGGAGGGCACCCATGAGCATCAACCGTGAACTCGAAGCGGAGAACGAGGTTTTACGAGAGCAGAACCTTATGATGAATAAGTCAGGGGTGGAGAAGTCTGCCCGCATCAAGGAACTGGAAGATAAAGTAAAAGGACATGACTTGAGATTGGGTGATGATTTTGGTGATGACCCGATAGAACTGGTGTTGTTTCTGAAGGCCCGCATCAAGGAACTGACGGATGCCATTACAGATATGGTTGACTGCCTAACTGGTGAAGTATTGAAAGCAGATATTAAGGCGGCAAAATCTATCGCCAAGCAAGCGTTGAAAGGAGAGGGGAGATATGAGAATTATCCACCACCAGGAAGCATTTAAGTTGATCTGCCCGGTGAGCAGGCAAAGCTGCTTGTGTTATTCGTGCGTCCTATGGGAGTCGGCAGGGGCATCTTTTGGGAGTTGTGGATTGAGGGGAAACGAATCGTCGGTATTCAGATTTGACTGCGACGGGCGTCTGCTCGTTACGCTGGAGGAGGCGACATGAAAGAACAGTGCAAAAATTGTGTAAGCTTCAAGGTCGAGATATCGGAAGCGCTATTTGATCTCGGTAAGTACGATGGCCAGTGCCTGCGGAAGCGTAAGGATCGGCTCGTGAAGAAGACCAGCCGCTGCAAGCTATTCGATTCAGGAATCCCATTGACATTGCCAAATAGCGGAGATAACATTGGTTGCGACAGTGAAAGCTATCAGGGAGACACGCATGGCCAGTGGTAAGAAACCGAAGAAGAAAGCACTCAAGCGACCAGTAAAGAAACCTCAAGCCAGGAAGCCGGTGAAGCCAGCACCAAAGGTAAAGCAGAAGCAGCTCGGCAAATCCAAGGATCAGCTACGCATGAGGGGGAAGAAAATAGCCGCGGGGCTACTAAAGGGCATGTCCCAGGAGGACGCGCTCATAAGTGCTGGATATTCAACGAGTACTGCAAAGTCACAAGCGGCTTCAATCCTATTAAATCCTGTGATAAAGGGCACTTACTGCGAAATCCTTGAGAAAGCAGGCCTGACAGATGAATTTGCGGCGGGTGTTCACAAGGACCTCATGATAGCAACTGACGAGATAACGACACCGGATGGGCAGAAGGTGCTCGGGACAAAACCAGACCATACGATCAGGGCACGGGGTCTGGACATGTTCTATAAAGTACGCGGCAGGTATGTGGAGAAGAAAGAGATCTCCGGCAAAGACGGCGGACCCATCGAGTTTGCAAATCTAACTGATGAAGAATTACAACTTATCGCAAGCGGAAGTCGAAGAGGGCGCAGCGAAGGAATTGCTAAAGCGAAGAAGGTCAAGAGCAAGCCTGCTCGACTTCGCTAAGGCTATTGACGTTCCTGGGCGGCCAGTCTCTGAAGATCCAGATGAATGGATGTTTGCGCCGGTTGAAACAGGGCTGGCCGACCATCACGTTCTAATCCTTGAGACCATAGAACGGGTCATCACGGGTGAGCTGCCGAGGGCTATGTTCTTCCTGCCTCCCGGGTCAGCCAAGAGCACGTACGGCTCAGTGGTGGCACCAACCTGGGCCATGGGTAAATACCCAGGCATTAAGATCATCCTCTCATCGTACGGTTCAGACCTGGCCCGCAAACATGGCCGCAGGGCACGGCAGATAGCAAGATCAATGACCTTCCGGTCAGTATTCCAAACCACGATATCAAGCGAGACAGCAGCGGCAGATGAATGGGCATTGACGAACGGCAGCGAATACCTGGCGTGTGGTATTCTATCAGGCATAACGGGCAACCGGGCCAACGGGATCATCGTCGATGACCCGATTAAGGGGCGCCAGGAGGCCGACAGCGACACCGTAAGGGCCAGGACCTGGGACGTTTATCAGGAAGATCTGCGGACCAGGCTCATTCCAGGCGGCTGGGAGATCATCATAAGCACCAGGTGGCACGAAGACGACCTGTCTGGTAGGATTCTGCCTGACAATTACGATGGCGAGACTGGGCTGATCAGGTGCAAGGATGGGCGCGATTGGTATATCGTCTGCATCCCGGCACAGGCTGAGCGTGTTGATGACCCGCTTGGTCGTAAGGTAGGAGAATACCTCTGGCCTGAGTGGTTCAGTGAAAAGCATTTCGAGCCGTTTAAAGTAAACAGCAGGACATGGAACGCATTGTTTCAACAGAGACCACAGCCGGAGCAAGGCACGTTCTTTCAGCGTGAATGGTTTCATAGATACGAGCCCATACAGTACCCGGCACTCGTTCACTATTACGGGTCGAGCGATTACGCTGTTACCGAGGAGGAGCAGGCCGACTTTACTGAGCACGGCATCATAGCCCTTGACCACGTGAGTGACATCTGGATTAAGGACTGGTGGAGAGGGCAGACGGAATCAGTCAAGTGGATTGAGCGGCAGATAGACCTCATCGCGCGGTATAAGCCATTCTGTTGGTTTGGTGAGAAGGGTGTGATCAAGCGAGCCCTGCATCCGTACATAAGAAAGCGAATGCAGGAAAGGGACACGTACTGCCGGATGGAATTCATTGCCCCGATCAAGGATAAGCCCACGAGGGCAAGAGCACTGCAGGCACGAGCGGCATCCGGCAAGGTACATCTACCAGTAGGACCGATGGGAGACATGATCCTGGATCATCTGCTGAAGTTCCCGACCGGCAAGAAGTACGATCATACCGTAGACGTGCTGTCGTTGTTCTGCCTGGCTCTTGACGACGCGCATCCAGCCATCCTCCCGGTGCTGCCTCCTATCTTCAGGAAGACACTGGCAGAGGCACGGGTAGAGCACGTTGAGAAGCTGCAAAGGCAAGATGCTGAAGAGGCCTACCTGCAGCATGACCGCAGGTTGCAAGAGGGCTACGAGAACCGCCCGGAAGGACCGGAGTATTTTTACGATGTGGGTTGAAACGTTTCTAAGCGTATGGGCGTGCGTGATATTCCTCATCCTGATGTTTGGGGTGATATCATCGCCGAAGAATTGGCAGTAGTGCGCAAGCACGAATCTTAAATGGAGGAAAGACAATGCACCAGGAAACAATCGACAAGATCAGAGAGCTTATTCAGGCGGAAGTGCAGGTGGGGATTCTCGCAAACAGCAAGGCAGCCGGCGCTGCGGATGCAAGGGACGAGGCTACAAAGCAGGCAGACAGTGCATTCCAGGAGCTGAGCGACATGTCTTCAAGGGGTGAATGATGGACGGTAATATCATAGCAGTGGTGATCGCAATAGTCTTCTTTATTGCAGGGCTTTGGACGGGCCACCTCATAACTAAAAACGGAAAGGATTCAGAATGATTGTAATCGTGAGAGCAAAAGAGTTTTTGATCATCGGCAAGGAAGCCGAGGACCAGGATGAGCAGCCAGGGTACATCCTCCGCAATCCAAAGATCCTGGCAGACACGCCGAAGGGGCTGGCATTCGTGCCGTTTATCGGGGACCCGCTGGAGTTGGATATTGCGGAATACACCTTCCGGTATGAGGTGCGGGAAGCGGACACGATCAACAGGTATCAGGCATCTGTCACCGGGATCATCGTGGCACAGCCCAACAATGTGATTGACATTACCAAAAGGTGAGGGCAATATGGTGACAATTCTACAGGTTATCGCGGTGTTGGTGGCGGGGGCAATCGTGTTCCTCGCCGTGTTGTGGGTGGGATTCTGGATGGGACGGCACACGATCGAAAAGACAGTCCACATCCCAATCAGCGTGGCCGGTGGTCAGCCGGTGATTGAAGAAGACCCATACGCGGAGGCCCTGAAGGATCAACGTGAAAAGGGAGAGGGCAGTTTGTAGGGTGTCCCGCCCGTGGAGACATGGCATTAAGTTGAGGAATAACAGGCGCTTGCAAAAAGTGGTATTTTGGGAGAAAAGCGATGAAAGTTAAGTGCCAGATTTGCAGTGAATGGGTCGCCAACGTGGAGAAAGATGTTTTGAGATATCCCATGACCGGCGATATGTTCACATCGATCGATGAGTTTCACGGCTTCCCCAGGATGATAGGGAACACCTGGTTGGAGCTCAAGTGCTTATACGGAGCGCACGGACCCATGTTTGTCGACAACGAGATCCTGACGGATGAAGGGCTTATTATCCTTCCTCTGGACGGGAGTAACCCAATCTTTGAGGAGAAATTAAATGAACCAGTCCAAGGAACAGCTCACACTGAACGCAAGGTTACAAGCAAAGAAGGCAGCAAAGAAGACGGCGAAAAAAGATACGCCTGTGAAGTCTGCGAAAAAACGTTCACCAAAGAAATAAACCTGACCCGCCATAAGGCGATGGCTCACAAGAGGAAAAAGTGATGGCTGATGAGATGAAGGAGATGTTCCCGCCCGCAGGTAACACGCCCGACGAAAAGCAGGCTGTTGCCACCGCGGTGTTTGACGTTCTCGGTGAGGTGATTAAGGACAAGGTGTCCCTGGGCCTTCACAAGAAGTGGAGCCGCTGTTACGAAATGGTCCACGGAAAACACTGGAAGAATAAGTCAACTGTCCCCCTCGTCTCAGCCAACCTGTGTTACAGACATGTCCAACAGACCGTCAATCAATTAACCGACAACAACCCGACCTTCAACATTTCGAGGTCAGGAGATCCAAACCAAACGAAGGATATCTACGAAAACCTCCAACGTGCAGCCACGCACTGGTGGGCGGATCAAGAGCAGCAGGACGTACTCGAGTCCTCTGTCCGCAACGGTGAGACATACGGGGTGTGCATCGAGAAGGTCATCTTCAACAAGGAGCTTGAGGGAGGGATCGGCGAGGTCGAGACGGTCATCGTCGATCCTTTCTATTTCGGCTGGTTCCCGGTCAAGATCAAGGACCCCCGTGACATTCAGAAGGCGGATGCACTTTTACACTATTACCCTATGACTGTGCGAGAAGCGCGAAGACTGTGGCCCGGAGCCGAGATTAAGGGCGATCAAACAATCCTGAAAGATCTGGAAGACGAACGCAGGAACATCAACTCAGAAATGGGATCGAAACCCAGGAGCATGATGGTTTCCCTGGCTACCGCAGCAAAAGAGATCTTAAACTGGGCGACAGGAACCACGGCGGATGGAGAAGAGCTGGTTGTCGTCGAGTGCTGGTGCAAGGATTATACGATGGTGAACGACGGCGATCCCGTAGAGGGCCCGGACGGATCAATCATCCAGAACCAGAAGCCAAAGTACCCCGGCGCGATCCGGTATATCGTCGCCTGCAACGGAAAGACAATTCTTGAGGACAGATCAAACCCGAACGTAAGCGATGCCCTGCCCGAAGAGCAAGCCAAAATGACCTACCTGTACGACAAGTTCCCATTCTGCGCTGTCAACTCAGTCCGTGATACGGCAAATGGATGGGGACAAAGTGACGTAGAACAGCTTGAATGGCTGAACATGGAGCTGAACAAAGCCCTCTCGCAGCTCGTACTTGAGAAGGACCGTGCGGTGCGCAGGAAGTGGGTAAACCCGAAGAATTCAGGCATCCCCAACGAACACTTCACAAACTTTCACTCGATCTTGAACCCCGTGGACGAGAAGGTTGGAGAGGGGATTCGGGTGCTCGAATACCCCGCAATACCCGTAGACATTCAGAACGCGATCACGCTTTTTAAGGACATGTTTTTCCTCATCTCAGCAACGTTTGAGGTTGACCAGGCGCAGCTTGGCAGCAATCAGCTCGCCTATAAGTCAATCGCCGCTCTCATTGAGCGCGTAGCCACGATGATGAGGGGGAAGATCAGATCCTATGGCCGACTGGTGCGAGAGCGCGGCAGGATGTATCTGTCCCACGTCATGAACTTCTACAGCGAAGAACGATGGATCAACTACGAAGACGAACAGGGGGTACAGACCTCCGGCTCAATCGTAGGGACAAATTTAATTGTGCCGGCAAAGCTCACGGTGGTAACCGGGTCAACGCTTCCGACCTCCAAGGTGCAGCAGCGTGAAGAGGCGCTGACATTATTCGATAAACACGCGATCGATCAGCAGGAACTTCTATCAGCGCTTGAATGGTCCGGCCGTGCTGACGTCATTAAGCGCATGATGAAGGGGCCGCTCGGCGCGATCATGGAGAATCTGGCATCTATCGGGATGCCGCCGGAAGTTGTGCAATTCTTATCACAGGTGGGAGGCATGGACCCGAAGGATCTCGCGAAAGGTTTAAAGGACGGCTCGATTCCGCCGTTCCAGGCAATTATGAATCACCTATTGCAGGCCGCACAGCAGGCAGCAGGGCAGCCGCCTCCCACTGTGCCACTAACACCCATGGACCAGGCCAAGATCGCGCTTGATCAGGCTGAGACGCAGGTTAAGGAGGCAACCGCGAGGAAGGTCATGGCTGAAACAGAAAAGGTCGTCGCAGACCAGGGTCTTATTATGGAGAAGATCAACACGGAGAAGATCGACCAGCAGGTGAAAGTCAAGGGCGTTGAGTTTGATGAGGCAAAACTGACCATGGATAAGGCGACCACGGTATCAAACATAACAAAAGCGGCGAAAGCAGCCAGCAATGTAGCCCTGGGGAGGCCAAAGGTAACAGGGTCAACCCCGGGAGCACCGACAACAACAGCACCGCCACCGCCCCCGGTCCCGGACACGGCAGCAAAACCAGCCGGCTTCAATGAAGTCGGCATGACGGCTGATAATATGGAGGAATAATGGAACGGAAATCAGTTACATCTTCAAACATAAAGTCGATCGGCCACGAAGGCAATATTCTTGAGGTGGAATTCAAGAACGGGAAACTCTACCAGTATAAAGGGGTGAGTGCCGAGGAGCACGCCGCGATTCACAAGGCGGAATCGATAGGGTCTCACATTCACAAACATATTATTAAGGCAGGGAAAATTCATACAAAGATAGGAGGATAATAACATGGCTATCGATCCGAGAGTAGCAGCACAGGCAGCAGAAATCGCAAGGGCGAGGGCAGGCGGAGCAGCGCCGGCTGGCGCACCGGGGGTAACTGCAGCGGGACCAGCCCCAGTAGCAGCAGGCCCAGATCCACGGCAGGTAGTCGAGGGCGTGAAGATGCTCCTGGCTAAGGCAATCCAGTTATTGGAATCGTTGGGAGGTTAATCATGGCTGAATCAGCATTCGAGTGGGCCAAGCGGAAACTGAATATGGGCAAGGTGTCTGCAGCCGCGGCAGAGGAAAAAAAAGAAGATGCACCTTCAGCAGAAGACATGCCCGGTAGCGGCACGGCAAAGGAAGCAGCCAAGACCCTTGAGAACTTGAGGAAGCGTAACAAGCGCATCTTTGATGAGACGGAGGACTAATGCCGTATTCAATGATCAAGGTCACTGGCGGGTATCAGATCGTTTCCCCAAACCACCCGGAAGGGCACAGTTCAAAGCCAATGACACACGATAACGCCATCGCCCAGATGATGATCCTAAAGGATGCCGAGGAGAAGCCAAGCAAGTTTGAAAAGTATAAAGCTCAGAGGGGAGCTGGACCAGGATGAATATGTGGGAATTCTACGATACCGGGGCTGCCGCTAACATGCGGTGGTTTGACAGGTCCGGCCAACCATACGAAGGCAGCATGGAAAACTTTCTGCTGATGCATGGGGCGATCACCGGGCTGAGAAACGTAAAGACCAACGACCTCATTATCATAAATGAATTCGGCGAGATTGCCGGAAAGGGGATGGTGCCCTGATGAGCGATGATTACGATTACGCCGCATACCGCGCCAAGCACGGAGATCCGGAGCCCGGGAAACATTTGCCGGATGAATTCAAGAAGCCGAACCACATCACGTTCAGCGATGAAAGCATCTATCATTCAGAGGAAACGCCCGGTGGAAAATGGTCACGGGTTGGTAACGTTTGGCACTTCGCGCCCTCGGACTATAACCTACAGCAGTATCCTCCGGATGTGTTGCGAGAATACTTTAAGACGGTAGAGCCGAATGCGGTACTGGATCTTCCGGGAGTATCAAAGTTTCAACAGTATCAAGAATCACTCCAGAAAGGACCAGGGGAATGATCATCGCGGACTTTGAGTGCACGAAGTGCGGGAACATCACGGAAGAGATCTGCCACAGCGGCAAGAAGAAGAGCAACTGTCCGGAATGCGGCAAAGTCTCAAAGCGCATCATCAGCCAGGGGCGTGTGTATGCAGCGAATGAAGACTCTCCAGGCGCCAGGGACTCGATCCGGCACATCCTGGACATGGAGGTGGCAGTTAAATCTTCTGATCCAGTTGAGCGGGCTGCTGCAACGAACCCAACGCGAAGCAA